ACGCCGTGGATCGCGGAAGCGCTGCGCATCGCCGCCGACCCAGAGACGCGGATGATGACGGTCCTCGCCAGCATCCAATCGGGCAAGTCTCTTTTCGCCCGCCTGTTCACCTGCCACATCATCGCCAACGCACCCGGGCCGACGATGGTCCTCCAAGCCAACGACCCCGAGGCCAAGGACTTCGCCATCCGTTATCTCCGTCCGGTGTGGAAGAATTGCCCGCCTGTCCTGGCACGGCTGAAGGAGGAAGACATGGACCGCTCGACGACGGCGGACTTCGACCGCATGACGGTCTACTGTCGCGGCATCTGGAACGAATCGAACCTTCAGCGCCTATCGCTTCGGTACGTCATCGCCGACGAGTGTTGGCTGGCCCCGCCGTCTCACCTTGTCGAAGCCTCCGCCCGCGTCACGGCATTTGGCTGGATGGGCAAACGCATCTTCATGTCGCAGGGAGGAAAAGCAGGGCAGGAGTTCCATCAGCTGCACGAGACCACCGATCAGCGGGACTGGAACTTCGTCTGCCCTCACTGTCAGAAACTTCAGCCTTGGGTCTGGGAGCAGGTCCGCTTTCCCGAGGAGGCCAAGGAGGCCGGGATTTGGAACCTGTCGAAGGTGGCGAAAGGCACGACCTATGAGTGCTCGGGCTGCCTGACGCGTCTGCCCGACACGAACGCCAGCCGCTACGAGGCCAACCTTAAGGGCCAATTCGTGGCGACATCGGTCAGCGCGAACACCGGGCACGTCGGCCTGCATTGGAACTCGCTGGCGACGATGAGCTGGGGCGAGCTGGGCGTGATGATGCTCAAGGCGAAGGAAGCGAACGACCTCTATGGCGACGATGCTCCTCGCCGGGTATTCAAGCAGAAGCGATTGGCGATGCCCTGGAGCGAAGAAGGTGGCGACATTGTGAACCTCGCCGAGGCCTCCGACTACGCCCTCGCCGACGATTGGGCGAACGAGGCCGTCGTCACTCCCCGCGGCAAAGTCGTCGAGCGGGAAGGATCCCCCGAGAAATCCACCCCCTTCCGTACTGCGGGTGTGGACGTACAACGAGGCCACTTCTGGGTCGTCGTCCGCAGGTGGGCGACCTCCGGGCATAGCCGCCTAATGGCGTTCGCCAAGATCGAGACGTGGGGCAACGTGGAGTCATTCCTCAAGACCCACGGCGTCCACCCTGCTTTCGTGATGGTCGACTCGGGCGACAATACGCAGGAGGTCTACCGCGAGGCCACCAAGCGCCGTTGGAAGTGCGCCAAAGGTTCGGGCAATGAGGACTTCGCCGTGACCGACAAGAACGGCCGGACCATCCGCCGCTTTTATTCGGAGAAGCAGCGCATCCTCGTGCCCGGGCTGGCGGAGCGGGCGGAACTCATCTCCTGGTCAAACTTGGCGGGCAAAGACCTGTTGCACGGCCTGCGGTCCCGCAAGGTTTTCACCTTTCCCCGCGATGCCTCCGCCGACTACGTTGACCAACTGAATGCGGAAGTCAGGGTGAAGGACAAGCGATCGGGGAAGCCCCAATGGATTCTCCCCGCAGGCAAACTGGACAACCACGCCCTGGACTGCGAATTGCTGGCCCTGCTGTCGGCCGTCCGCTGGGGTATCGTCGGCAAAGAGGCCTCGGAGACCGACTTGCCTTCCGCGTGAGGATGCCCATCGTGGCAGATACGGAGGCCGTCGGCGGAAATGCGACGTGGTGCAATACGGGCATGGGACCCGCTGGCGGCCTCTCCCCCGTTTGCCTGTCCAAGCAATAGCAAATGGCACAAGGACTATTCGTCGGCCTCCCTGAAGAGCAGATTCTCGCGATCCGCGACAAGGCTCTGTCGTTCATGCTCGAGGGGAAGACCCTTCTCAGCTACAGTGATTCCGGTTCGTCCGCGAACAAGGCTTTCGCGATGCCGCCCCGTGACGTGCTGTCGGAGGCCAACTACGCCCTCTCGCAGCTCGACCCGTCCCGCTATGGCCGACGCTCTCCGGTGGTCACGACCAACTGGAACAACCGCATCGACTTCTAAACCATGCCCAAGCCAGCCCCCCGCAAGAAACTGTCGGCGCCCAAGGTTCCGACGGCCAAGAAAGACCCGAAGATGAAGCCGCAGGCTTCGTACCAGGGCTGGCAGTCCACGGGCATCACCCGCCTGCGTCGCTCCCTGTATGGCTCCGCCCCGCAGGACCTGCGTCGCGACATGTCGGCCTACGACAGGCTGGCGATGATCAAGAAGTGCCGCTGGGCAGAACGTAACAGCGGCCTCTTCCGTCAAATCCTGCAGGACGTCGTGCTCTACACGGTCGGCGACGGCATCAAGCCTCAATCCCACGCCGACGACCCGGAAAAGGCCCGGATGTACGAGGATTATTTCAACGAGAAGGCCCGCTTCATCGACATCACGAACCGCTTTTCTTTCTGGCAGGCTCAGGCCATCATGATCCGGGCGATGTTCCGCGACGGTGACGCTTTCGTCGCCAAGGTCCTCAACGGCGCAGGCGATGCCAAGCTGCAGCTGATGGAAGCCCACCGCGTCGGTAATCCCATCCAGGGCGAGATTCCGCCCGAGGGCATGCACGACGGCATCCAGTTCGGCCCCTACGGCGAGTTTATCGCCGTGAACGTCTATCGTTCCGATGGCACGGACCGCCAGATTCTGGCCCAGTCCATCATGCACATCGTCGACCACGAATACGCTTCTGGCGCTCGTGGCGTGCCTGTGCTTCAGCATAGCATCAACAGCGTGCAGGACGAGATGGACCTGCTCGAACTCGAGAAGCTCGCCGCAAAAGACAACGCCGACGTCACCCGCGTCATCAAGAAGAACGGCGGCTACGTCGACGAATCGCTTGCCCACGAACTTGGCGCCGGTCTCGCTTCGGAGTATTCGAACGTTCACGCCCGCATGGGCGGCAAACTCATCGCCCTGGAACCTGGCGAAGACTTCCAATCCTTCTCCTCAAACCGCCCCTCGGCTGCGTGGACAGGCTTCATCAAGGCCCTTCGCAAGGAGATCAGCATGGGCGGCCTTCCGTGGGAGTTCGTCGACGACATCTCCGAGCTCGGCGGCGCTTCCGTGCGCCTCATCACGGCCAAGGCGGCCCGCGTCTTCCAGAAGTATCAGGGCATCCTCGAAAACCAGATGTGCGTCCCGACTTGGGGCTACATCATCGGCAACGCCATCGCCGACGGCGAACTCCCCGACGATCCGAACTGGAACAAGACGACCTGGACGAAGCCCCGCAGCGTGACCGTCGACGCGGGACGCGACTCCGCCGCCGACCGAGCCGACCTCTTCGCCGGTGTCAAGGGCTGGGGCGAAATCTACGGCGACCGCGGCCTCGACTTCCGTACCGAGATGAAGAAGCGGGCGGCCGACATGGCGTTCATCGCCGAACTCGCCGAGACGAACAACATCCCCTTCGAGCTGCTCTACATGCCGCAGAACGTCCAGCCTGGCACTATCGCCCCGCTGGCCGAGGACGAACCCGGAGGCAACGAAGGCCCGAACGAGTCCGAGATGCCCGAGAGCGAGACCGCCGAAGGCCCCGAATCCACTTCCAAAGAATAACATGCGCTTCCTCCTCAATTCCATGCGGCTCCGTGAGCCGATGCTCATCGACCCGATGCGTGCGGCCATGTACGCCGAGATTTCCGAGAAGTTCGGCTTTACGGACATGCTCTCGCAATTCTTCGCCAAGGCTCCCGAGGCCTACGTGACCGAGGACGGCACCGGGGTCGTCCCGATCGTCGGTGTCATCGGAAAAGGCCTGAGCCCTGTCGAGAAGATGATGGGCGCCGTCGACCTGAACGACATCGGCGAGACCCTGCACGGCATGAAGCAGAACCCCGAGGTCAAGCGCCTCGCCCTTCACATCTCTTCCCCTGGCGGCACGGTGACGGGCGTCGAGGAGACCTCCAACATCATCCGCGACTTCGGCAAGCCCACGATGGCTTACACTGACAGCGAGATGGCTTCCGCCGCCTACTGGATCGGTTCGGCTGCCGACCGCGTCGGCGCCAGCCCTTCGTCCACCGTCGGCTCGGTCGGAGTCTACATGAACCTGACCGACCTTTCCAAGGCCTACGACATGGCCGGACTTAAGACCATCATGGTCAAGTCGGGTATCCATAAGGGCATCGGCGTGGAAGGAACGGTCGCCACCGAAGAGCAGCTCGCGAACCTGCAGGCGAACATCAACGCCATCCACGAAGACTTCAAGGGAGCCGTGCTCAACAAGCGCAAGATGGTCCCTGCTTCCGCCATGGAAGGCCAGACCTTCTCGGGCAAGCAGGCCGCCCAGAACGGCATGGTGACTGGCATCTACGACAACTTCAACCAGGCGGTCCAGACCTTCAATCTCGGCGGCGTGCTGACTCCCGGCAAGACCCCGATGATGAAGCGCTGAGTTGCCACCATCCGCAAACTCAAGATGACCATCGAAGAACAACTCTCCGCTGCCGTTGCCACCGCCACCGCCCTCACCGGCGAGCGTGACGACCTCCGTGCTACCATCGAGAAGCTCACCGTCGGCGCGTCCGCCGAGCTCGAGTCCCTCAAGGTCGAAGCCGCCGCCAAGGATGCCAAGGTCGCCGAACTGAGCGCCAGCCTCGAAGCGATGGGCGCCGAACTGGCCGCCCTCAAGACCAAGGCCACCGACCTCGAACAGTCCAAGGTCAGCGCCTCCAAGCAGGCCGCCGTGATCGCCGCTTCCGTCGGCGTGGCTCCGACCGCCCTCCCTATGGAAGGCGCCGCGACCCCCGAGGCCGTCAATCATCTGGAGAAGTTCATGTCCCTGCCTGTCGGCAAGGAGCGCACGGACTACTTCAACGCCCACAAGGCCGCCATCATCAAGGCCGCCATCTAATTTCCTCACCCCTAATCTCCTAACACACTACTATGGCTAATTCTATTGTTGCAGCTCCGGCCGTCCTGGCGGAGTCCGTCATCGCCGCGATCCGCGGTCGTCTCCCCTCCCTCGATGGTTTCTCGAAGGTCTTCACGGCCCTCGAAGGCCAGGCTGGTAAGGCCGTCCAGGTGCCCCTCGTCGGTTTCGGTACCGCTTCTCAGTTCAGCACGAACGGCTACCTCACCGGCGACGACGCGAACCTGACCGCCGCCACCGTCACCCTGAAGCACTTCAAGTACAGCGCCCGCTTCTCCCCCCTGGACGTCAAGTCCTACGGCGCTCAGTACCTCGTGAACGCCTTCACCCCGACCGCCGCTGTCGCGATCGCTGAAGCCGCCCTCGGTGAAGTCGCCGCCCTCCTGACCTCGGCCAACTACTCGGCCTCCATCAACACCGGCGCCTCCCTCTCCTACGCCGAGCTCATCACGGCGAAGCAGACCCTCGACCAGGCTCGCGCTGGCGACCCCCGCTCCTTCGTCCTGAACCCGACCTACGCTAACGGCCTCCTCACGGACTCGCAGCTGATCGGTGTCCTCGGTCTGCAGGCCCCTGTCATCTCCTCCGGTAAGATTGGCTTCGTCGCTGGCGCAAACTCCTACATGTGGAGCACCCTCCCGGACAACTCCCAGAGCCTCGCTGGTTTCGCCTGTGGCGCTGACGCCATCGCCGTGGCCGCTGGTCTGCCTTACTCGGAAATCCCGGGCTTCGACATGGCCGTCGCCACCGACGACCAGAGCGGTCTCTCCATCCAGATCCTCATGGGTCAGGAACAGAGCGGCTACTACAACGTCACCGCGACGCTCCTCTTCGGTGCGGCCGTAGGTCGTTCGACCTCCCTCGTCCGCCTCACCACCGCCTAATCGGCGGCCGCAAGGCCTTGAAACGGACCCCCAGCGATGGGGGTCTTTTTTTTGCCTACCTCCGCAAGGGTATGAGCCTTTACGCCGAGTTTCTGGCCGACGCCAAGGAAGAGATCGCTGACTTCGGCATCGCAGGCCAGACCTTTGACGGCTCCCTGACCTTCAAGGCCATGCTCTCGGACCCGGTGCAGAATCAGGTCTTCGGTCCGGGGGGCTTCAACCACGAGACCCTACACACGGTACGCCTTCCCGCTGTAACGGCCTCCTGGAGCCTCCCAGACGGGTCTAATGGGGCATCGGGACCGACCCTTAGCGGCGACGTCCCCGTGGCGGCGTTCGCCTTAGGCAAGAAACTGACCTTCGGGGACCGAAACCTGCGTATCTCGTCCCGCATCCACAAGGCCGGGTCGGCTTGGATTACCCTGACGGTCATCGAGGACTCGCAGTAAGCCATGAGGCTGTATAAAGCCACCGCCGAGGAGTTTGGTATCGTCCTCCGCGAGTTCTCCCAGGCGGTCGGCTGGTCAATGGAATTTACGGCCATCCGCGAGGCTGGCCTGATGTCCAGGGATAGCATCACTTTCACCCCTCCGCTCATCGCCGGTGGTGGTCAGGGCGAAACCAAGCAGGCCGAGCTTACGGGTAAGGCCGCCGTCGACCGGGACATCCGCAGCATCTTCACCGCTGAGAACGACCGCAACCGCTCCCCGGCCGCCATCCTGCTCAACCGCATGGGCGCCGCGGCCAAGATGCGGAACATGACCGAGTTCAACAAGGCGAAGAAGGAAATCGTCGCCGCGGGCATCACTTTTGACTCGGTGCTGACCAACAAGATTGCGCAAGATGCCGACACGACCCGGTCATTCAAGAAAGCCCAGAATTACTTCAACCAGATTCAGGTCAGGATGAGCGACTACGGCTCGCAGGTCGTCGTCGACATGAAATACATCCACGATCGCCTGAAGTACCAGAATCGCCAAGGCCGCACAAAAGTCATTAAGAACCAAGGTGAACAGAAAGGCCGCTTCCTCGTCTCGTCCAAGTCCGAACTGAGCAACTACATCAAGCTGCAGCAGACGCAGGTCGGCAAGCTGAAGGCAGGCTGGTGGAACGTCATCGTCAGTCTTCCCACGCCGACCGTCCGCTACAAGGCCGGTGACTGGGGCAAGAAAGGCGTGGCAGGCTACGTGAAGAAGTTCCCTGGCGTTGGGTGCTACCTGAGTTTCAAGTTCTCGGAGAATGACGCGGAAATCGTCTTCGCCAATCCGATCGGCGACAACGACGGCGTCTCCTCTTTCTTCCGCGTTCAGGAATTAGTCTACGGAACGGCCATCAGTCGCATCGAGAAAGACCTCGACCAACTGCTCGGCCGCCGCGTCGAGGAGGTCTGATTGCCTGCCCGAGCAACTTTATGGGCACCAAGAGTATCCGCCACATCGTCGAGGCCAACCTTAAGACCTACCTCTCGGCCCAGTCCGAACTTGCTGGAGTGGCCGTCTACACTGGTGACAGCGCCGACGATAACGTCCTGCCCAAGATTATCGCCGTCTGCGACTCTGCCCGGGCTCCTGGAGACCTCCCCGAAGGCCTTGGGAACTACATGTGCGGCGTCCGCATGTCGGTCATCTCGAACGCCGACGACACCACCCTCGCCGATCACCGCGCCCGCTGCGCCATCGTCGCAGGCATCATGCAGGACGTGACCTCCTTCAAGGCCGTCTTCACCGCCCAGGGAGATGCCGCGCTGTATGACGTGACCATCGGTTCCGAGGACGAAGGGGTCGATGTCCGCAGCTGGGCCACGTCCTTCGGTTTCAACGTCCTCACGGTCATCGCCAACTAAGGTTGCCAGACCCCGCAAAATCAAATGGCCGCTATTACCCAAGGAACCACCTGCCTCTACGGCGTCGCCGGCGCTGTCACGAACCTTTACGTCCAGTCCTACTCGGTTTCCTCCGGCTTCAATACGGCCGACACGGTCTCCGACGAGAACGGCATCACGAAGACCTGGCGCGGCGATGACCGCAAGTCCGAGCTCAGCCTCGAAGGCATCGTCAAGGTCGGCACCGTCCCGGTCCTCGGCGCGGCCATCTCTTTCACCGTCCACGCTAACAGCGCTTACGGCGCCACCAGCTCCGCGACCTACTCGGGTTGGATCACCAAGATTGACGAAAAGGGTGGCTCCAAGGAGTTCACCAAGGTTTCCATCACCGCGGAAGCCTTCGAAGGTATCACCCCTGCCTAATTGACTTGGCTGACATAGGGGGGACAATACCCCCATGGACAGCCGCTTCGTCAACGCGTTCACGGTACCGACCCGGATTAAGTTTCTGGGTCGTTCCGTTTATCCGTTCTGCCTCCGTCACCGCCTGCTGCTGATGGCCCTCGGTTCGCCTTTGGTCGAGCCCGGGGAGCCTGTGAAGCCCGTAGACCTCATCATCGCGGCGCAGGTTTGCTCGGCGGGGACAATCGGTGACTTCGGTTTCTGGGACCGCGTCTGGATCTGGCGGCTCGGCCGAGACCCGGAACTGATGACCAAAGCGGTCAAGGTATTCGCCGAGCATGTCGGCCTTGAGGACTGGCCGAAGTTCTGGAGCAAAGCCGAAGTGACCAAAGGGAAGGCCGAGGACAGCGGTATCCCTTGGATTCTGGCGGTCATCGCTAACCTCGTCCAGGGAGGCCTGACGCCCGAGGAGGCTTGGGAGATGCCAGAAGCGCAGGCCATCTGGCTTAATTCAGCCTTTGCGATGAACAAAGGAGCGGACCTGAACCTGATGACGACGGAGGAAGAGAAGATGATGGAAGACCTGACCAAGCAGGGTGCCGCTCCGGCAAAGGAAACAGACCATGGCAACTAAGGAAATCAGATACGCCATCAAGGGCACGTCGGATACTGAAAAGGTTACGAAGAAGTCGCAGGCCGACATGGGCGTGCTCGACCAGACGTTCCATAAGTTCCAGTACAAGCTGAAGAACGTCGGCAACCAGATTGCGAAGTCCCTTTTCCACATGATCGGGCCGCTCGCCTTGGCTCATATTGCGTTCAGCAAGGTCGAAGGAGTCATCGAAGAGTATAAGCAGAAAATCAAGGATGCCGTCGACGCAGGCGCCAAGCTCGGGAACCAAGCCCGCGACACCAACATGACGGTGGAACAATATCAGAAAGTCAGCGAGGCCACCTCCCAGATGGGCTTCCAGATTGAGGACGTAGCCGGTGCCTACAAGACCGCCAAGAAGGCCATCATCGAGGCCCGCGATTCCACGTCCCGTTACCACGAAGTACTGACCAGGCTAGGCTTTTCCTCAAAAGACCTCGTCGATGGCAAGGTGAACGAAGACCAGGTGCTGATGGCCCTCTCGAACGCCATCAACACGACGACCGACGACACCCGTCAGGCCGCGATCGCCACGGCTGCCTTCGGCGCCGAAGGGGAAAAGATGGTCAAGATTCTCCGGGAATGGGTCGAGTTGCAGAAGAAGATTTCAGAGGCTCATTCGCTTCAAAGCCCATTTGCAAAGATTCTTCAGAACAAAGAAGATAGAGAGAAGCATAATAAGCACGAGGAAGAAGTCGAAATTCAGCGCCGTGAAGCTACCATTGCTTACTTGAAAGGCGAAGCAGGTCCTATCGACGAAGGCATTCAAGCATTGCTTAACAGGCTTATGGCTGACTTCGTGAAATCTGCTACGGCGGGCGGAGCCAGCGCAGGGGGTGCAGTCATGCCGACCGTTGAAATGTTTGCCAACAATCCAGAATTAAGAGCTGCAATCGAATCTGTCATCAATGGTCAAACTGCTTCCGAAAAGGCATCAAGGCTTGTCACAACGGACAAAGACAAGAAGGCCGCGGCAGACCTGATCACGATGGGCAAAGAAACCCCGCTCAAGGCCGAGTCCTTCTCCGTCCAGTCCGGCTTCTCCAACGTCGTCGGCGTCGGCGCCAACCCGGTCAGCGAAGTTCTCAACCAGCAGCTGGATGAAGCCAAAAAGCATACTATGCTCCTACAATCCATCGCCGCCAAATCCGAGACCTTCAAGGCCAACGATATCACCAAGGACGAAACCCCTTCGCCTAACTTCAACGGCGATATGTCTGACTAACTTTCAACACCATGCCCACCGGACCTTCTTACAAAGCCCAAGGCAATGACCTGACCTCGGTCATCCTGCAGCCGAACTGGACCGTAGCCACCGACGGCTTCGGCCTGTTCAACGGCAAATGCACATTCAAGGTCAACCGCGACCAGGCGCTCGCAGGTATCTCATCCTTCGCCCGCGGCGCCGCCCATCCGGTCTCGCCTTTCAGCGGCTACATGGCCGTCCACAAGATTGACGCGACCTACGATAAACTCGGCATCGCCACGGTGACGGCGGACTACGTCGGCATCAATAATACCGTCGGAGAATCGGCGGTCGATTACACAAACCCCAACGTCAGCGGATCGGATTCCCTGACAGGCGAGAACATCACGGCCCATCCTAAGTTCTTTATTTCTGGTGGAATCGCCGGTGTCCCTGGAGCGACTACTTATACCGAATCGGACCTCGGCCCGCTCGTCCAAGTCCTGAATGTCACGACCGGAAAGCCCGTGATCGTGAAGTCCTGGGAAGGTAATAACGGCGCCTGCTTCGAGACGGCCGACGGCGGCAAGTTCATCGGCTTCGTCGACCCGGCCTATCCGAAACTTTACGGCAAGACGCAGTACCTAGCCCCAACGACGGCTTTCTCAGGCATCATTTATTTCAAATCCACTTCGTCCAAGCCAGCCCTCCTTCGTGCCGCGGTCGGGAAGACTTCAGCCACTCAGTATTTCGCCGCGGTCAAATTGCTTCCTGACTACATTGGGACGACATTCCAATCCGCCGATTCCGATCACGACGACTGCCTGATGCTTTCTCAGGTCAATTTCGAGGATTACGGCACCATCTTCAAATGTACCTATGAAATCCGGTATAACCGTTATGGATATACACGGGAAGTGTACGACAACGGCGCCTCATAAGCCATGTCTATCCTAAACCCTGGCGTCGGGTACGCTTTCACCCGCACGAGCTCAGGCTCGAATCTGGAAATCCTGCAGCCGTGGGACCGTCCTATCATCCAGACGGTTTCGGACAGCGTCTACCCTTTCCAAGTCACCGACCTCGGCAAAAAGACGGGCGTCGACGAATGGTACTTCAAGGTCGAGCCGGGTCTGGTAAATAACATCAACCCGATGATTGATGGGACGACATGGTACATGAACCATATGCCCGTCAGCGATTGGGAAATGGTCTATTACAAATGGAACTTCAACGTGACGAGTCATTACTCCTACATCGTCCTCTTACTCGGTTACGACTCCTCAACGAAGAAGTACCCCGACGACGACACCTCTCACACCAGTTCCAGCCCTTCATACCCGGTTGTCGCTTCCCTGACCTTTATGCCGACTACCGGTGACACGGACTCCTACATCGTCCTGGCTACGGCCTACCAAGACCCGACGACCAAGGCCATCACGGTCTGGCAGGCTGTCACCGGCTCGCTCTGGACGGATCGCATCAAGGTCGGGTCTAACGCGGCGACCTATTACTTCGCCAAGGTCTGATGCCTACTCCTCCGACATACACGGATGCCTTCAACCATGTCGGCGGAGATGATACGACTGTCTGGAAGACTTGGGCTAAGCTGCGCTCAGTGCTTTTGACGGATGAGACCCCTCTGCCCGATGTCGGTCAGTCGTGTGTCTATTATCAGACCGGCCTGATTCCGAATAGCGGTTCCCTTATCCGTTCTGAACTTACCCTGACTACTTTCTACACCGGCCCAAGCCTAACGATCATAAGCGAGCCAGGAGGTCTTTATTACCTGAAAGGCGCCAATGTAGAAGACACGGCCAAGGATTACATCATCGGCCATTTGGCGGTCTTCAATTCTGGCGACGATGACACGGTCACGACAGACGCTTTTGATACCGAACAATCTTTGCCAGTGACGGTCGACCCCGAGTTCGTCTATTCCCTGTCTGGCTGGACTAGGGTGTCCTGACCCCCCTTGCCCTCGGGGGCATAGGTAAGACCATGGCGACCACCGTGACATTCAAAAGGGGGACGAGTTTCGCTGGGAACGTCACCTTCACCCCGTCCTCGACCGGCCCCCAGAACCTGCTGGGCACGACCGTCACGTCCAACGTCATCGACGCGGGCAACATCACCTACCCGCTTAATGTCGTGATCGCGGGCGACGGCCTGTCCTTCACGCTGACCTATCCGCAGTCCACGGCTGGCTGGACCATCGGCCTCGCCAAGTGGGACATTAAGTTTAGCACGGGCGGCTCGGTGTATTTCACCGAAACCATGCGCATCACCGTCATCGACGAGGTCACCGTCTAATGGCTTCCATCACGATCACCACTTCGTCCTTCGGGGCCATCAACTCGACCCTCACAGGTCAAGCCCCTGCGACCATCACCCTTGCCCTGGGCGTTCCCGGCCCCATTGGTCCGCAAGGTCCGACCGGCCCGCAGGGTAGCGCGGCGACCATCGTCGTCGGCAACGTCACGACCGTCCCATCTGGCCAGCCTGCTACTGTCACGAACGTCGGCAACCCTTCGGCTGCGGTCTTCAACTTCGGACTTCCGCAAGGTGTCCAAGGCAATACTGGAGCGACGGGTGCTAAGGGCGACAAGGGCGATACGGGAGCCACGGGAGCTACCGGCCCCCAAGGCCCGCAGGGTATCCAAGGCATCAAGGGAGACACGGGCGCGAAAGGCGACACTGGCTCTCAGGGTCCGCAAGGCGTCAAAGGCGATACTGGTGCTACAGGTTCGCAAGGACCGACCGGCCCGCAAGGCATCCAAGGCGTAGCCGGACCCAAGGGAGATACGGGATCGCAAGGCCCAGCAGGACCGACGGGACCGACTGGACCTCAAGGTATCCAAGGCATCACGGGCGACAAGTACGCCACGACCTCGACGACGAGCCTTGCGGTCAGCAACGGCGCCAAGACCCTGACTATCGGCACTGGCCTCGCTTACACTTCCCAACAGCCCATCGTCATCGCTCACGACGCAGGTAATCATATGCACGCCACGGTCACGAGCTACAATTCGACGACGGGCGTCATGGTGGCCGATGTAGCCCAGCATACTGGCAGCGGCACCTACACCGCCTGGACGGTCAATCTTGAAGGCGCGGCTGGCATCCAAGGTCCGCAGGGTCCGGCAGGCGATACGGGTCCGCAAGGCCCGCAGGGTCCGCAAGGCCCGCAAGGCCCGCAAGGCCCGCAGGGTCCGCAAGGCCCGCAGGGCGACCAAGGTCCGCAAGGCTCCCAAGGCAATCAGGGACCGCAAGGCAACGCCGGCGTCGGTGTTCCTCCCGGCGGCACGACCGGGCAAGTCCTTGCAAAATCAAACGACGACGATTATTTTACCCATTGGGTCGACCAGACGGGCGGCGGCGGCGGCGGTTTCGTACCCGGTTCCGGCGATCTCGACCTGCAGGGTTATTCCCTGACCAATGCGAATGTTTATTGCAGCGCGGGTCAGCTCAGCATTCAGAATATTACCGTAAATGGCGGCGCGATTACTTTCGGAGATAGTACCAATCAATACACCGCATACACGGGAAACAATACGCCCATCCAGACGACTGTCAATGGGTTCGGTTCCGATTGTTATCTCAACGCATCTCTGGCGAACACGATCATTCGTTGCATCTCCGGCTTGAATGTTCAGCTTCCCGATACGACGACTTCCCCGATGCCTATTGGATCACAAGTAGTTGTCGTGAACCTTTCAGGAGGTTATGCTGTAGAATTTGTCGCTTGGGGTTCCGTCAACATCTATTCCGCAAGCGGATCCAATTCGATGAAGACGGCCATGGGATCTACTGCGACAGCGGTGAAGATCGACGACAATTCTTGGGTAATCACCGGCGACCTCGGCTAAGATGATCGTCGGCCTTCCAGGCTTGGTCGGTTCCCACGGCGGCGGGTTCCCTCCTGCTGGGACTTGGCTGTCCTCGGTCTGCTCCGGCTGGGAATCACACGATCAAGGCAACGCCAATTATACCGACGCAAACGGAACTAACTTTTACGGAATGTTCACGCTTTGGGAACAATTCGCCGACGGCGCGGGCGGTTCCTATTGGTATTCATACGGCAACAATGCTACCGACGGACGCAATCCTGCGACGTCTTGTTGGCTTCCGCAGTATTTCTATACCTACAATACGGCAAACCCGGTCACATTTCATTGGGAAGGTTGCGGCAACTCAGGCGATTTCGAGTACGGAGCAAACGTCAACTTTGGTTATTCAAACGGAGACGGAACGATTAATGACGTCGGTTATTTCAATAACTACAACTACCCTTCCGGCACGTTGATTTTCGACGGCGGTTGCTGTCAGGTTTTCTATGACGGAATGAGCGGCTATTACGTTTCCGATAACTGCGGCGGCGGTTGCCCCGGAAACGGAACTTATGCCTATTCTGGTTGCGTTCAGACTTCCGGCTATGATGCCTCCGGGCAGTATTGGGATGGAACGTGGGTTTATGCCGACTTCTATAACGACGGCTCCTGCGGCTACTATCAGCAGAACCAACAGACGAACAGCAACGGATGTTATTATCCCTATGGATACTGGCTGACCTATGAGGCCTCGTCCAGCAGCTTGCATTGGTACATCTACGACTCTTGCGGATCGCCGGTCTCCGACGGAGACTATACCTATTCTACGTCCTATTACGGAACCAGGGCCGAAGTCTCCGGCGGCTATTATTACGACGGCGGCAGCACCGGGGCTTCTTATGGCGACGTCATCACGACGGTCACTTATTACGACCCTTGCGCCGACACCTACTACAACACTTATGTCCGCTATGACGGCATGGGCGGATACTATCTCGAAAACAACTAAATCCTTATGTCCACCCCTCCTGCTCCCAATCCCGCGCTAAAGGACCTCGTCCTGCCTGTCGGCTGGAACGCCCTCGCAAACCTCGACAAAAAGACGGCCCTCGTCATCGGCGAGTACCGCTTCGTCTCCGAGGCCAAGACCGCGCTGACCCTGCTGACCGCCAAGACCGAAGCCGACCTGCTGGCCGATATCGCCGCCAAGGGTCTCTCCCCCATCTACCCCCCTAAGAAGAAATGATCGCATTACTCATCGGCCTGCTCATCGGAGCCATCGGCGGTTTCATCGCCGGCATCAAGAACGCCAAGTCGTCCAAGGTCGAAAAGGCCGTGGACATCCTCGCAGCCCTCAAGGGCAAGTAAGCCGTGCGTCTCAGCTTGGTCATCGCAGTCCTTGCCTTGACCGGGTGTGAGACCACGTCGTCCATCCCGAAGCAGCCTGACGCGCCGACTTCGGCTTCGGTCGTCTCCAACCTGACGGCCACCCAAGACAAGGTGGACGGCAAGGTCGCCGCCGCCATCACTGTCGCCAAGGAGAACCTCGACAAACCCAAGGTCGCCGACAGCGAACTCGGCGTGGCCCTCTCCTTGCTCGACAAGCCGTCGGACTCCGAAGTGGCCCTCGCCCGCCAGCGATCCGAGAAGGCCAGCCCGCAGGACTACGAAGCCGCCCGCAAGTTCGGCCATACGCTCCTTGCCTCCCTCGACGCCGCCCAAGCCCGCCTCGCCGCCGATCAGAAGGAAGCCGCCCGCGTCTCGCAGCTGAAGGACAAGCGCATCACCGACCTCGAGACCGACCTTGCCCGCGTCAAAGCCGAAGGCCCGCGGAACATGGTCCTTGCCTCCGCAGGGGTCTGCTTCGTCGCCGCCCTCATCATGGGCCTTATCGGCCAATACGTCCGGGCAGGGGTCGCCTTCGCCATCGGCACGTTCCTCTCCGCCCTGCCCCTGCTGTTCGACTCCAAGTGGTTTCTACCTAGCCTTGGCGGCTTGCTCCTGGTCGCCGTGGCCGCTGAACTGTTCGTCATCTTCAAGCCGAAGCCTCCCGCCGCCGATGAGCAGCCGAAAGTCTAAGACCAAAGTCGTCTGGCGTAAGCTCGGCAAAGAGCGTGCGTGGGGACAGGCCACGATCGGCAAAGGCCTCATCGAAATCGACCCGCGCCTCGGAGCCAAGCGTCAGCTCGAAGTCCTCTGCCACGAGCAGATTCATCTGACCTTCCCCGAACTATCCGAGAAAGATGTCGACCGAGCGGGAAAAGACCTCTGCAAACTCCTCTGGGCTGAGAACTATCGCCGCGTCGTCCTCGCCCCTAACGCCAAGCCTCCCCGTATTTCGTGAGCCCTCCTCCCCCCATCGACCCGGACAGCGTGCCGAAGGAATTGAAGGACGGGGCCGTGGCATCCGTCCTAGGCGGCCTAGCCATGACGGCCCGCCTCCTTCTTTCGACGGAGCCTGTGACCCTTGGCTGGGTTGTGCGCCGCGTCCTCGCCGCCGCTATCACCGCGGCCTTGGTCGGTTACGCTATCCAGGACCATATCTCCAGCCCCGGCCTTCGCATGGGTGTCGTCGGGGCGGCAGGCTATGCGGCCCCTGAGTGCCTGGACTACCTCATGCGGTACATCAAGGCCCGCGGGGAAAAGGAAGTCGGAGCAATCGCCGGAAGGAAACCCAATGGCAAAAACAAACTTCCAGGCAAAGGAAAGCGGAAGCGCTAATCTGCTTCTGGCCGTCACGCTGCTCACGGCTTTCGCCGGACTGTCGGCGTTCGTTTCGGCCTACATCGCCGGTTATGTCCTCGACACCCTCCAATCTCGGGACGCTTTGGTGATGATCGTGACGGACGCGGGCATCAAATCTGACTCGGTCAGCGTCGAGCAGGGTCTCTCAGCTGCGACGGTCGCCCTGAAGTCGGTCCGCGACCTAGGCTGGGCCTTGGCCGTAGGGTGCTTCGGGGTAGGGGTGGCGGTCTTCTTACGCTCCCGCCGTCAAAACGCCTCCTAGGGCCAGCCAGAGGGGTCTAATACCCCTTGACGTGGGCAAGCAGGGTGGCATATTGGAAGCCAGTCGGAGAGGGGCCAGCCCACCATAGCAGCCTTTAAGACCCGAGCCCGTTATTGAAAGGGTTGCCATGAAGAATGGCACAGGGCTTGATGGGAAAGATGCTTGACGAATGAGAAACAGTAGTCAGGGTAGGTCATGCACCACCAAACCTATGAAACTCATCCTCGCCCTCCTCGCTGGCCTTGCGCTGGCCCTGTACATCTTGCTGCTGTCCGACGGTCCCAGCCTGCTCGACATCATCAACCGCTTCTGATTTCCCAACCCACACCACACCATGACCACCAAACCCACCGGCCCCAAGGCCGTCCTCATCATGAACAAGAACGCCACCGACCTGCTCAAGCGCAAGGTCGAGCGCTTCCGGGCCATCGCTTCCCTCAAGGGCCGCACGGAATACGCCAAAGGCATCGGCTCCTACGCCCTCTACGGCATCAAGGAGTCCGTCGGGCAGTTCGTCGTCCTCGCCAGCGAACCGACCGCCGCGGATTTCAACAAGTACGTGACCGCCAAGGCCAAGGCCGACTTTGTTTCCGAGTATGACCAGGTCATCGAATACCGCGACGCCGGAACCGCCAACAGCCCGAAGGTCGTTTTCCTCTGCTGGACGCAGGAGAAGCCTGACGCCGCCAAGTAATTCCCCACCGCACTCCCATGCCCAACGCCAACCACCCCAAGACCGACACGATCATCGTCGCCGGTCGCCCCCTCACACTCAAGCGCCCGGTCGCCGTCTACGCGGCCGAACGCCTGCAGCGCATCGTCCCGCAGCTGAACGCCCTCAACGCGGCTCAGAAGACGCAGGCCGACGCCGCCGCCGCCCTGGACACGACCGTCTGTTCTCTCCGCATCTGGCTCGACCTGACCGGCACGACTTGGGTCAACGTCAAGAAGCGCGGCCCCTATAAGCGAACCAATGCCTGACCCATCCCACCGCCCCTACGACCCTATGACCATCATCCGACCGAACAAGATGCCCGCCTTCTGTTGGGTCTGCCCGTGGGCTTACGCCCGAACCCTCCACATGAGCGCCAACGCCCTCAAGGCCTACGCCGATAAGGCTGACCGCTGCGTCGAGATGCAGATCCGCATCATCGAGGACAAGGACCACGAGATCGCCACGCTCAAGCAGCGCGTCGCCGATCAGAACGATGCCATCATCCGCGGCACTGCCATCACCCCCGACGCCTATCCCCATGAGTAACTTCAAGCACCTCGACGGCATGGTCGCGCTCCTCTCCGAAATCTATGAAATCAACGAACGCATCATGACCGGGGACATCTGTTCGGCGAAGACGGCTCTGGCCTCGACCAAGATGAAGAAGCTCCTGCACCACTACCACGAAGCCCTGCACGAGGACGGCGCCGTAAAGGTATCGCTCCAGGCTTACGTTGCGGC